GTCCGTCGGGGGTGACCACGGCAGGGATGCTGCAACTGAGGGAAGAAAATCGCGGCTCTGATTCCCGCCTATCAACCGCGTCCCCACTGAGGGCTAACGAGTACCTCTGGATACATCAGGAGGGAAAGAGGCGGGTCTATTCTTAATTGGGAGAAATAGATGCTGCAACTGATCGAAACAACAACAGGGGAGATATTGAATTCCTCCCCCTCCGACATCGCATCATTCGCTGATTTCTGGTTGCTCTATCCCCGTCGGGTCGCAAAGAAGGATGCCGAGAAGGCATGGAACAGGGTCTCCTCGAGCGACCGCATCAAGTGCCTGGTGTCCCTGATCGAGTGGCGCCGTGTCTGGCAGCAGAAGGAAACGCAGTACCTGCCCCACGCCGCGACATGGTTGAACGGGGAGAGGTGGGAGGATGAGCTCCCCCCCGAGTACACGCAGTCCTCCGCAAGTCACCTCCCCGCCGCATTACCTGAAGTCCTCCCCCGCAGCATCATCCCGGATCATGTCAAGGCGTTCCTCGCCCGCATGAGGAGCAAATCGTGATCGACTGGGCAGAACACATGGTCGAGGCGAGAAAGCATCTCCTGAAGGCAGAGAATGCCCTGAACCTGAAGCGGGACGCTGAGGGGCAGCATCACCTCGAGGTGGTCCAGATGCACCTCTCTGCGATCGCAGTAAGCCTCCCCCTCCCGCACTTGAAGACCGAAACGATCTACCCTTGCGGCGCCAACTGGGGTCCATTGGGGCAGGTGAAGATATGAACCATTGGGGGCAGACAGCCGAGGCAGAGAAGAGCCTCACCCTGCGGGCCTACGCGCAGTTGCACAAGCAGACGTACAAGCAGACCACCGAGGACATCGCCATCGTCCTGAACGCATCCTGCCAGTCCGTAGGGCACGTTCTGGGCATGATGGCGAAGCGAGGGTTGATCCTGCGCGAGTCGATCGCCGACAGGAAGTTCTGGACCCTCCCTGCAGACCCCTATTCCTTTGCCGTTGTCGCCGCGACCATGAACAAGGTCGAATCGGCCAAGCTTGCCAAGGTGGAGATAGCTACCCCCCGCAAGGTCACTATCAGGCTGGTGCAGTTGGAGCCTATGCTCCCCCCCCCTACCCATCCGCTTGATCAAGCATGGAAGATCATCTATGAAAAGTTCGGAGCCGTATCCCGGAGTCTTGCACCTCCTGTACCCGACCAGGCTGGACCTGACGCTGGCCTTGCACCGGATAGCGGAATTCTATGAGTCCCCCTACCCCAACATCCGCGGCTGCGCGTTCTCCGAAATCGATTTCCTGAGGGCCTACGCCAAGCCCACAGGCGCGATCGACTACTTCGAGTACTGGGATGGGTTCAACGTGCCGGCCGCGTCCTTGGCGGCGTTCCTATCTACTTTCATGAATTGGCCGTTGTCAGACCCGGAGTGGGAAGTTCTGAAGGCGGCAGATCAATGGCGGGAAGAATATCGGGTGGCGGCGCGTCACGGGTTGCCTTTTCCTGATACCTTCCCCCCCCGGTACAAGTACCTGATTGCCACCGAGGTGGGGTCTTCCCCCTCCACCCTCCCCCATGAGCTCGCCCATGCAAGGTGGGCGATCGACCCGGAATACAGGGGCAGGATGGAGGAGAAATTGGACACGATCCCGGCGCTGCTGGCACAGGTGCTGATGGATGACTTGTGCCGGGATGACCGGTACGCGAATGACCCCGACTTGCTGAAGGATGAGTTACAGGCATACCTGTCGACCGCAAGCGAGGAGGAGATGGTCGAAACCTTCCCCAGCCTCACCGCGGTGGAACGGGTCATGCTGTCTGCTGCGTTTTCTTAGGCTTTGGCAAGTGCAGATCTTGCTACGTGTAAAGCATAGCAGCCCGGACCTATTCCGGAGGGGCAAGCATTTGATAATGCTTTCTCCGCTTCGCGTAGTGCTTTTTCCAATTCCATGATGCGAAGAGCGTAGATTGCAGATTGTTCGGCTACTTCATTATAGGACATGATTTCCCCATGCGGAAAATAGTGTACCTCCCCCTCTGCCACAGATAGAGGACCTGCCCCGGCGCCGGCACGGTATCCTCCTGCCCCTCGGACAGAATATAGCCGTCAAGGTCCGCGAGAATGAATTCTCCGCGGTACTCTTCGGGCCGGATCATGGTTTGTCCGTTAGATTCGCATCGAGCAATTCCCAAAAGCGCGACCCCTCGGAATAGGACTGATAAAAATCAAAGTAATCGTTCCGGGAATGCTGCGACGGAATGCGCTTACCGTTGACGGTCAAACGCAGGGTGTACGTGTTCCCCTGAAAGTCAAAGGTGACCTCCGCAAAGGCGCGGACGGAATCGTCCTCTGAATAGATGTAGATTGTCCCCGTGTTGGAATAGTCATATTGCGCCGCGCAATCGAATCCCTTGGCGCGAATCTTCGCTTCGATGACGTTCAGAATGCGCTGTTGTGCCGTGTTCATCACATCCTCCCCAGCAGCAGAAGGCGTGCCGTTGCCAGCCCCACCCCTTGCTTGCGCAGGTTAGCTGCAGCCTGTCGGATACCGGCATTGCGGGCTTGCCGGCGCACCTTGCTTGCCCAGGCGCGGCCCAGGAATTCGTTAATCGATTGGCGTGTCATGATCTGCGCCCCTTCAATCCTGTTTTTGTTATGTCTGCGTCGTGACGCTCGATCATTACTGCCGATATGTTCGCGCCATAATTTGGCATGACGCAATAAAGGGCTCTCTGCCGGTATTTGATCCCTTTCAATTCTGGCGAGCGCAGGAAGTGACCGCTGATTGTTTTCATAAGTGCAGAATGCCCCATCGGCTTATTGCACGGGATAATGACTCTAGGAAGCTTTTGCAAAGCTGCCAGTTGATACACTAGGCTTGCTTGTCTCATGATTTCCCCTCGGCTTTGGCGATGGCTGTCCCGACGGCGGCGCACGTTTGCTCTAATGCGAACCTATCAGCATCGTGGATTGATTTCGGGAAATGCTGGCGAGCTATACGCATGAAAATATTCACTTCGCGCAATGCTGCCAACAGATCAGGCGCCGCGGCGAAAAGAGGCCCCAGCGCAGCGTATGACGGCTGCAGGGTGGCGATTCGGTCGCGGTACATTCCGCAGCTATTGATCCCCTTCCCATCAAACGAAAGGGAGCGCGGCGCGTGATTCTCGCGGCATATTTGGCATTCGTTCATGATCCCCCCTTGATTTGCCGTGCGGCTGCTTTGAGAATGCAGGTAATCGTTGACGCGGAGACCCCTTCCCCTGCCGCTCGAATCAATTCCAGCGCATCGAAGGTTTTCAGGTTTTCCGATCCTCCACGCTGAACGCGCCTAGACTGTCCGCAGCATGGGCATTTTTCCACAGTGGGAAGGGTCGACCATCCGCTTACGCGGTCCCATAGATGCAAGGGTATATCGTTGAAATGTGGATCAGTGCTTGCTTTGATCCGATCGCGGCCGATGCTTTTTGCGACTGTTTCCAGGATGGCAGGGGTCACAAATTGCGAATAATAGTCCTCATGGCTGATTCGACCCGCCATATAGTCGGCGCGTGTTTTCACAGTGCCCCCTTGGCGAGCTCGCGCGATTCGCCGGCGCCTCGCCACGGGATAAGCGCCACGGTAAATTCATTCTTGCCGGTCGATTCATTGTAGGAAAGTGAGACCGAAACCGCGCCATCCCATGATGCTGCGGTAACAGTTAGTCCGGAATTTTTCGTTGCGCAGCGCGTAGACTTTCCCCGATTGCCTTGCATGGTTCCATAGAAGTGCGCCATGATTAGATTCCCTTATGCGAATGCGTGCCAATCGGCACGAGAATGCCCCCTATCGAGGAGCATTCCCTTGCAGACTTAGGCGGCGACTTGCTCCTCCTCGCGCTTTTCTTCGTACCATTCCGGCAGCGTCGTTTCGACTGTGTTGCGGACCGGCATAATAATGCCGATAAAGTTTTCGTTGACGCCACGGACCATGGCAGATCCGTCGCCGTTGTGCGCAATGCTGGGCGAGAATTTGCGGCCGTAGATTTTCTTCGCGGCCTTGTCGAACAGGGCGATATATTCGCCATTGAATTGCGCCGTTTGTCCGCTGAACGATGACGGCAAAACTCGCCGGTAGTCCGGGAATTTGCCGTCGACTGGCGTGAATACAAACTCCAATCCGCCGAGATTCTTGAGCGTACAAGTCGACACCCCGGCCGGAACGTCCAGGATAAGATCGCCCTTTTCCTTGGCGAACACAGCAACGGCCGCGGACGGGATGATCAACTGTGTATCATGAATTGCGATCGTGTCATCGTCGCGGACCTGATAGGCCACGGCCATAATGTGCCCATTGGTGGCGATCAGTCGGACTTGATGCTTGAGGACTTCGACGCAAACGCCGTTAAGATACCAACGGCAGTCTTGTTTTGCGGAGAACAGAGCAACGGCGCGTAGATCAGTAGCATTGATTTTGATGGATGGCATGATTTCCCTTTGCGAATGAATGCTATGCAAATGCACAGCGGAAAGGCGCGGGGCCTTTCCTGCTAGGCACTAGTCGTCTTGCTCTTGCGCTGCTGCCTTAGCTAATGCGAATGTGTCATACGGTCCGATTGGATCAGAATCCGGCATACAACCAGGAAAGCAATACCAATAGAACCATCCGCCGGTAATGCCTTGTTCTTCGACGATGCAATCGAGCATGGCGGCGCGTGTTTTGCCATTCATATGGAAAAGCCTGAATTCGTGCCGGCGAGAGTATTCGTGAATTGTGTCCTCATCGAGCTCGGCTACTTCGTGTGCCGTCAATTGGAATACCTCAACGTCTGGCAATGCGTGAGGATCGGCCGCGCGTGTTGGATCAGAATAGACTTGTGCCATGATCGTTTTCCCCGTATGTAATGTGCGATTGATCAGATTGCTAGGCGGACACCTTGGCGAGAGCGGCGCGGGCTTTCTGCGCCATCGCATAGCCGATTGAGTCGGGCGGGCACGTTTGCTGCGCGATGTCTTGCAGGGCCGCTATCAGATCGTCGTGCGCGTTGACGCAGCGGACGATGTGCTGCGCGTCTGGTTGGTGCGAGCTATGACCAGCGAGCAAACACTGATCTTTGCCGCCGACAAACTCGTATTGATCCTTGGTGTGGTTCGCAACGATGAACCACGGCGTCGGTGTATGTGCGTTCATCTATATCTCCTGTGTGTGGTGGCTTACCATTCACATATTAGGAACGGACAAACGATTTGTCCACTATCATCCGACGAACGGTAATAGTGAGGACTCGCTAACCTGGAAGGAGTTACAACGGATTGCGTGCTACTTTGCTTTGTGTTTCAATTGCTTGGAAGGTTTCAAGCGGAGAATGCGAGCGGCCGGAATGATTTCGAGCTCGCCGCGTGGCGAACGTTTTGAGTATGCCTTGCGGTACGCGTAGTAGATGCGGCCGAGGTAATGGACAGTCACAGGGCCGCGCGAGGCTTTGGCAATGATGGTGCGCACTACGGCATTGATCCGCGCCCGAGCAGTTGGCCGCGACACGTTCCAATGCGCAGCTAGTGCGTCGATCAGATCAGCGGATGAAGTCTTAGCCATTGCCAGTTAGTTAGCACTCACTAACCTCGATCAGGTTTGGATGCCGCGCCACCATTGCGGCCGCGATCAATCCACCAAGAGCATAGCAGGGACGGCCGAGGAGCAGGACAGGCTACCGCGCCGCGAATGGGTTACGCCCCAATACCATACGGCCTAAGCCATCCGCCCATGCTGCCCCACTCTTGTGTTGCATCACGATCAGCGCCGGCCCCACGATCGAGGCCATCCCAGCAGCAGCGCCAGGTATGTGAGCACTCACTAACCTGGGCCATCCCCTTGATTAGATTAGGATCAGGTGCGGCCGCGGGCCCGGACCGAGGGCCGGCAGGGGCAAATTCCGAGTGAGTGAGAATTTGCATATCACCCCATCCTCCGCTGCTACAGGTTTTGAAACAGGCCATCCTGCTGGTCTAATTGGGGCGTAGGTACAGCGGTTGCATGGCTATTATGAGGAGGATCGGGCCTACCGCGGTGTTTTGTCCAACGTCAGGAGGGGTTTTGTCCATGGGTTAGGTTGGACAAAAGGAGGGAAGTGGCGGAAATGCCGGGGTGGTATGGAGTTTTGTAGAGGGGTGTAAGGGAAGTATAGAACTTGACGGTGGGGATTCAAGGGGTAGAGTGCGCGGAAGTGGAATAAGGGAAAAATATGCACGGATGGGACCAGTTGGGGGCAGAGGAGAGGGTGGAGCGGCTGCGGGAGGTGTTGGAGGCGGTGTTGAAGGATTTGCATTATGCTGCGGGGATGCCGAGTGCGCAGAAGCTGAGGCTGCTGGAGAAGGATGATGCTCGCCCCCGACTTCCCTGAAGACGTAGTGCATTTGCCCTCGGTGCGGCCGAAGGGTCTTCCCCGGACCTGTTCGGACGAGGAGTTGTACGAGGCCGTCAAAGCTTGGCTCCTGGGTCTCCCTGTGGATAACGTGGCGGAAATGCTCCACGTGGAACCACGGGCGGTGGTCTACTGGATCGAGTCCCCGGAATGGCGGCAGGTCGTGAACCTGTGTATGCCGGAGGTCGAGGCCGATTCCAAGGGGAAGCTTCTGCGGACGATGTCCCTTTCCCTTGACGAATTGGAGAAGCGGATCCGCGAGGGGAACCCGGTGATCAATTACGAAGGGGTCGAGGTGGGGAAGACCCCGGTGAAGGCCAAGGACCTTGCTTCCATTGCGAAGACCCTGTCCGACATGAAGGACAACGTCATGGCCGGCGGCAAGGGCAAGACGAATTTGCGGGACCTCGCCAAGTACCTGGAAGACATGGTGAAGGGGAAGACCATCGAAGGGGACCGTGTCTCCAATTGAACTGACGGGGGAGATGGTCGAGGGCTTCGTTTCGGAGTTCCTGTGGGACCGCTTCTACGAGAGGCTTCCTCTGGCGCCCTGCCACCGCGAGTGGTGGCGCATGATGTGTCTGGCGAACAAGCGGGTTGCGATCGCCGCTCCGCGGGGATGCGCCAAGACCACCCTTCTCAATCATTCGATGGGGCTTGCCCAGGCCCTGTTCCAGGTGTCTCCCTTTCAGTTGAAAGTCTCCGCGAGTTACGAGCTCGCCTGTGAGCGCATCCTTGCGATCAAGAACGAGATCGAGGAGAACGAGAAACTTCGCCTAGCCTTCGACGTTGCCGACATCGTCCGCGATCGGGAGAACGACATCATTGTTCAGTTAGGGGGCGACTACCAGTTCCGTGTCGTTGCAATAGGAATGATGCAAAAGACCCGCGGCAAGGCGTGGGGGTCCATACGTCCTTCCTCCATCGACTGCGACGACATCGAGGACGACGAAGAGGTCTTGAACAAGGACATCCGCGAGAAGCAGATGGGCTGGTTCATGAACAAGCTTCTGCCGATGGGGGGAGACTCAACGCGGTACAGGGTCTACGGCACCATCCTCCACATCGACTCGCTCCTCTCACGACTTCTCAAGATGAAGGGCTGGGCAACAGGTCGTTGGGAAGCCTGTGATGCGGAGGTCTCTGAAGACTCGCTCCTGTGGCCGGAGAAGTTCGACTCCGGACGCCTTCAGGAGATCAAGGATATGTTCATCTCCGAAGGGAACCTCATTGGCTTCAACATGGAGTACCGCAATCTGGCAGTCGATTCTGTCTCTGGGTACATCCAGCCGGGGGATTTTCAGGAAATGTCGGAGGCGAATCACAACGCGAAAAAGACGTTTTACGTGGGAGGCGACCTTGCCATCTCGCAGAAGGAACGTCGGGATCACTCTGTTTTTGCAATCGGAGGTCTTGAGGAAGACGGATTCCTGGATATGGTCGATCTTCGACGCGGACGTTGGGATGCTCTGGAGATCATCGAGGAGATGTTTTCCATCCAGGAGACCTGGGGTCCGGAAGAGTGGTTCATAGAGAACGGCAAGGAATGGCTTGCCATCAAGGCGCCCTTGGAGCAGGAAATGCGCCGGCGTCAGGTCTTCATGCGGATTACTCCGATGGTCCCGACCAAGGACAAGATGACCCGCGGCCGAAGCTTCCAGAAGCGCATGAGAACGAAGTCCGTCTTCTGGGATGCGGAAACGACCTGGTATCCCGATGCGAAGGAGGAAATCCTCCAGTTCCGCGGCAAGGCCGAAGCCAACGACATCTTCGACGCCGATTCGTGGCTGTGCATTGGAATAGACTTGCGTGGTCTCGAGCCCCAGTCCGCTGAAGACGAGGACGAGGAAGAATTGATGTGGGCGAAGCTGAAGGCAGCGCAGGACCAGCCTTCGTCGACCCCTAACTGGACGGGATACAACCGATGAGAGCCACCGATAAAGAATCTCCCATGAAGTTTCCGCTCAAGAAACTCATGGAGTCGCCCAACATCTTCAAGCTGATGAGCGACGAGCAGGTGAAGGAGATCGTGTCGGAGTGCATGGAAGGCTATCGGGCCGACATCCAGTCCCGAAGCCAATGGTCGGAACGACAGGCCGCGGCGAACAAACTGGCGTTGCAGGTCTACGAAGCGAAAAGCTTCCCCTGGCCCGGAGCCTCGAGCGTCAAGTTCCCCCTCATCACCGTCGCCGCCCTGCAGTACCACGCCAAGGCGTACCCGTCCCTCATCGACGGCAACGACTTGGTGATGTGCAAGGTGTGGGGACAGGACAAGGACGGGAAAAAGTCCCAGCGGGGTCAGAGAATTTCAAGCCACATGAGTTGGCAGAACCTCGAGGAAGACTCGCATTGGCTGGAAGACACCGATCGACTGCTTCTCGCACAGGCGATCTCCGGCACGATCTTTCGCAAGAGAATCTGGGAGCCGGGGCCGGGGAAGCAAAAGACCATGGTGGTCCAGGCGAATGACTTGGTCGTGAATTACTACACCAAGAATCTTGACGACAGTCCTCGTTATACCCATCGCTTCTATCTGACCGCCAACAACATCAAGCAAAGGCAGATGGACGGGCGCTTCCTCGAGCCGGCCGCTGCGCCGGATCAGGGCGGGGCGGAAGACGACGACATCAAGATTGCGAAGGAAGCCTCACAGGGCGTTGAAGAGCCGGAAGTCGAGAAGACAACCCCGTGGTGGATGGGCGAGCAGTACTGCTGGTGGGATTTGGACGGCGACGGCTACGAAGAGCCGTATGTCGTGACCTTCGACATCAACTCCGAAGTCGGCTATCGGATGGTAGCGCGGTTCCTTCCCAAGTCCATCCGGACGGTCGACGGCTCCAAGTGGCAGGACAAGGCCAAGGTCTACAAGATCACCCCGGTGCGGATGTTCCAGAAGTACGGCTTCATCCCTTCCCCTGATGGCGGGTTCTACGACCTGGGTCTGGGAAGCCTCATGGGGCCGATCAACGCCTCGGTGAACGACTCCTTCAACCAGATTTTTGACCTCGGGACGCTGAAGGCGTTGGGGGGCGGCTTCGTCGGCAGGGGATTTCGGGGTAAAGGTGGCCCCATCACGCTGCAACCCGGTGAGTGGTTTCCATTAGACGCTCCGGGCGACGACATCCGCAAGAACATCATGCCCCTTCCGACCGGAGAGGCTCCAGAAATTCTGTTCAAGGTCATCTCCTTCCTCGTCCAGTACGCGGAGCGGATCGTAAGTGCCACAGACCTTCAGGTCGGAGAGAACATCGGCCAGAACACGCCGGCCCAGACCGCGCAGACCATGAACGAGAACGGGCGCCACGTCTACAACGCGATCTACAAGCGCACCTGGAACTACATGAAGGGCGAGTTCCGCATCCAGTACGACTTGAACCAACTCTTCATCGACCAGAACGTGAGCCTTGACGAGTTGATGGGCGAGAACGGGATGCTCTCTCCGGACGACTATCAGGAATCGAGACTGACTCTCTGTCCGGCCGCGGATCCGTATGCCACCTCGAGCGGGGAAGCGGAGAAGAAAGCCGAGAAGCTTCTGGCGATGGCGTACAAGGTTCAGGGCATCAACAAGTTCCAGGCGACGCGGGCGTACCTGAAGGCTGCGCGGTTCCAGAACGTGGAGCAGATATGTCCTCAGCCGATGGCGCCGGGGCCGGATGGACAACCCAAACCCGCGCCGGACTTCCCGCCGCCGCCGAACCCGAAGGTCATGCACGAACAACTGGAGCAGCAGCGGTTCAAGCTGGAGCAGCAGGACTTCGAGCTCAAGAAGCAGGAGACCATGATCAACCTGAAGAAGGAAGTGCAGGAGTCTCAGGCGAAGATCATGGAGTTGTACGCCAAGGCACAGAAGCTTCTGGCGGAAGCAAAGGGTGTGGAGACTGGACACCAGATCGCATTGATCGATGCCCAGATCGCTGCGGAGAAGAACCACAGCGACAAACTCATGAAGATTCTCGACATGATGCAGAAAGGAATGAAGGATGCCTCAACTCAAGGGGAGTCTGCTCCGGGACTGGCAGCGGGCGGCGGGAACGCAACTGTTCCTGGCGGACCTCAAGGAAATGGAGCAGGAACACAAGGACAAGTGGGCGCAACGGGGTTATGAGAAGTCAGATGCTCACGAATGGGTCGTCGCAAATTCGATGGTCCTCGGTGGCATGGCAATGCTCGACCACATCATAGGTTTTTTGGAGAACACGAATGAACCAACTGAATCAGTCGGGACTGACGCCGACGGCGGACAAGATACTGGTGAAGCTTCGTAAAGTCGAAGAAAAGGTCGGCTCCATCATCGTTTCCCATGCCACCGTCGATAAGGAACAGATTGCCCAGCAGATCGGCGTTCTCGTTGACTACGGCCATCTCGCCGCGGAAGCCCCGGAACTGGAAGGGATCGAACTGGGAGACACCATTCTCTTCCACCGCTACTCCGGGATGCACTTCCCCATCGACGGCGAGAGTTACTGGCTGATGAAAGCAAGCCAATGCTGTGGAAAATGCACCAAGCTTCCCGATTTCGTATTGGGATCCACCTCGACCTCGTTCGCGGAATTCGGGGCCAATGTGCCGAAGGCGGCATAAAGGGTTGCGTTGTAAAACCATTGTGGTTATAAGGCGGGAATATGAATCAGCAAGTCAGACAGGAAACGCCCGGAAATGAGGCCGGCGGCACGACTCTGGAAGACATCCTTCCGGGGTTGCCCGATCCATCCGACCTCGAAGTCGACCCGGACATCGCGGCGATCGACACCTCGGGTCATGAAGACCTCGCTGACGCCGATGCGGCTGCAGACGAACCGAAGGTCGCACCCGTCGCCAATCCGAAGGAAGAGGACGATGCACGGCAGTATGGCTGGGTCGACAAGGCGGCATGGGTAGCTTCCGGAAAGCCGGAGAAGCAATGGCGCTCGGCGACAGAGTTCAACGAGTTCCGGGCGCAAGCCACCCCGATCCTCGCCAAGGAGAACAAGCAACTGCGCGAACGCCTCGAGCGGCTCGAGCGCGACCAGGAAGTAAGGGCGCAAGTCGAAGCCGATGCAAGACGCAACATCCAGAAGGAATCCCTCACGCTCAAGCTTCGGCAAGCGCGGGAAGAGAACGACTGGGATGCGGCCGACAAGATCGCGGAGGAACTGCTTGACATCCGTATTGAAGAAAAGGCGCGTCCCAAGCCCGAACAAGCTGCGAACCCCAAGGCCGCGGAGGAGTTCCAGTCTTTTCTTGGTTCCAACACCATCTACAAGACGGACGAGAGTCTGCAGGAAGCCCTCGCCGTCGAGGTTCGCTCATTGATCCAGGTCCGCGGCACGAACGACCCCGCGGGCGTTCTCGCCAAGGCCAACGAAAGGGTGCGCAGGATGTATCCGGAGAAGTTTGCGAAGCCGAACCATTCCATGGCGGACGGCGACGGCGGTGGTGGTGGTGGTGATTCGGCGCCCACGCTCGGCTGGGGTGACTTGAAGCCCGACGTTCGCCGGCAGTACGAGAATATGCTTGGTGGCGGCGTCACCAAGGAAGGACTGCTGAAGCGTCTGCGCCAGTACCCCAATGTCTATTTCGGCCGGAGATAACCCATGAAGGATTATCTTGAAGAGGGTGCGCAGGAAATACGGAAGCGTTCCGACAAGAAGCAGACGAGACTGAACGCGGAAAGAGAAGGCAGAGAAATTTCCTCACGCGCAAGGGTCAGTACTGCGATGAAGAATGCCATCCACAAGAAGTCGGAAACCAAGATCACCTCGAGGTAATCATGCGCGGACCCTCACCCTACAAAGGTCACCCCAAGTCGGAGTGGCCGAAGATCAAGGCGGAACTCGATGCGAAACGTGCTGAAGCGGGCCATGCTGCTCCTCCTCCGGATGTGCGCGAACCTGCTCCTGCAATGGAGTCGGAACGTGGCGTCATTCCTCCGAACCTTTTCTCCGGCGACCAGAAGCAACTCGAGGTATTAGGACTCGACGGCACGCCGCAGGACCCGATACCGGGATTCAAACTGTACTGGTTCAACGATGTGGATATCCGCATCAGCAAGGCACAGCGTAGTGGATATGTATTTGTCGAGCGAGATGAAGTTCTCCTGAGTGAAGGACTTGTTTCAGGTGATGATGTAGCGGGAAATCATGTGCGGAAACTGGTGGAGTCGAAGGGCGAAAAGCCCGTCTACGCCTACCTCATGAAGAAGCCGATGTGGATTGTCGAGGCTCACGACCTTGAATACAGCAAGGTGAACGACCGCGTGGAGGACATGGTCCGGCGCGGACAGTTGAGCAAGAATCCGCAAGAGGTGCGGCAGTACGTGAATGATGGACGAGCTCCGTCCAACCTTCCGCAGAATCTCACCGAAACCAAGTCGTATACTTCTCGTTAGGAGACCTAAATGGCACAAGTTGCAAAACCATTTGGCTTCGCTCCTGTTCGCACTCTCGACGCCAATATGCTGAACCAACAGGCGACTCGGTACTACATTCCGAGTTCCGACGGTTCCGCCTTCTACATTGGCGACATGGTCAAGGTTTCCGCCGGCACCGGCGCGGATCTGGCCGGCGTGCCGCAGGTTGTGAAGTCAGCGGGTACGGACACGGGTCGGGGCATCATCGTCGGCGTCGAAGTCGCCAACGTGAATGCACCATCGCTCGCGGGCGCGTCCCTGCTGCTGGAAAACGTCGCCATCCCGGCGTCGAAGGGCAAGGACTACTACGTCTACGTCATCGATGATCCGGGTGTCCTGTTCCAGATTCAGGATGACGGCATCACCACGGCCAATCTTGTCGCGGCAAACGCGAACAAGAACTTCAGCGTCACCGTCACCGCGGGTGCGACTCTCCAGTCGGCCTCGGGCTCGGTCATGCTGTCGTCGTCGCTCAACACGACACAGGCCCTCAACTGGCGGGCGATCGGTCTGTACCAAGGACTGAACAACGGCCAAGCAAATGCGTTCGGTGCTTTCGCCCTCTGGTTGTGCAAGTGGAATCAGCACGACCTGAACGGCAACACCGTCGGCGTCTAACTCGGGAGATAAATCATGGCTGGTGGCGTAATCACTACTGGTTCCCTCCCGAAACTGCTGTGGCCTGGGCTGCAGGAGATTTTCGGCGTCGGATACAAGAAGCACGACAAGACGTACCCCCTTCTCTTCAACACGGTCAAGTCGGACAAGAAGTACGAAGAGTATGTCGGGGTCACGGGTTTCGATCCGGGCGCGATCAAGCCGGAAGGGACCTCCATCTCGTACTCGTCGCAGCAGCAGGGGTTCGTTACCCGGCTGACGAACGTCACGTATGGCCTCGGCTACATCGTGACCTACGAGGAAATCAAGGATCTCCAGTACCCGAAGATCACGCAGTCGCGGACGAACTCGCTCGCTTTCAGCATGATCCAGGCGAAGGAAATCAACCTGCACGCCTTCTACAATCGGTCGTCAACGGCCGGTTACGTGGGTGGCGACGGCGTAACGCTCGCCTCGACGGCGCACCCGAACGTTTCGGGCGGCACCTATGCGAACACGCCGACGGTAGCGGCTGACCTGTCCGAAGCATCGCTGGAAGATGGCCTCATCGCCATCCGCGGGTTCCAGGATGACAAGGGCCTGTTCATCAACTGCCGTGCGCGGTCCCTGATCGTTCCGCGTCAGGAGTTCTACAACGCGATCCGCATCACCAAGAGCGTGTACCAGCCGGGAACGAGCAACAACGACATCAACGCCCACAAGGCGGTCGGCGCGATTCCGGAAGGCGTCATCGAGTCGGTCTACCTGACGGCTCCGCATACGTGGTTCCTCCGCACGGATGCAGGTGGCGACGGTCACGGCATGATCTTCCAGGAGCGCGAAGCTGTCCGGTTCTTCTCCGACAACGACTTTGACACGTTCAACTTCAAGGCCGGTGCGATGGAGCGGTACACGGGCGGGTGGGACGACCCGCGTGGCCTGTGGATCAACCCTGGTCCGTAACAGAACTTCCCGGCCCCTTCGGGGGTCGGGGACCAAGGAGGCAGCATGAAATCGAAGGGCGGTAGCGGGCATCATTCCAAGTTCAAGGGTCGCAAGGCCGGGAATTTGGGTCATGTCGGCATGGCAGGGAAGTCGAAACACGCCGCGGGACCGCTGGCATCGTCCAGCAAGAAGCGGCGCTCGCGCAAGGCCGAGTTCGGTTAACCCAAGGAGATCGTGATGGCGAAAGCGAAAAAGAAGGTCGCAAAGTCGCGTGGCGCGACCGGCAAGCCGGCGTTCAAGGGTGCGAAGGTCAAGACCAAGCAGCGCAAGTACGTGGCGGCTTGATCATGCCCGTCAACAACCAACGGCGCGATTACGGCGAGACCCTGCAGAAGAAGGCAGCGGAGAAGCCGATCGAGAAGCAGACTCTTCCCCCGATCTACGGGAATCTGAAGAGCAAGCAGAAGCAACCGTAACCAACGTAATCTCTGCGAAGCCCTCGCTGTCGGAGGGAGCCCAAGTGGAGTCAAGGAGATAAGCAATGCCAGCAGGTATCAGCCCCGGCCGCTTCTCGAGCGGCGTTTCGACTGCGCGGAAGGCTCTGGATCTGTACGGGTATCTCCCCGTGCCGTTCCCGTTCATGACCAACCAGTATTTCGATGACTTCAACACGTACACCGCGGGACAATGGACCGTCGCGCCGGCTACCGGCACCTCGGCTCTGACCGCGGGTCTGGGCGGCAACCTAACGCTGACGACCGGTGCGGTTTCCGGCAACGGCCAAGGGAACGCTCTGAATCCGGTGTCCTTCGCCTTCACGCCGGGATACCAGACCTGGTTTGAGATCCTCTTCACCTGTGCCAACGGCAACATCCCGAACTTCGTGGTGGGCCTGACGGCAGGTGGTGC